CATCTCGAAGAAGTTGTGGCACAGAAGGCTGCGCTCATGGAGCGGGTCACGGTGGACAAGTCCGAACTCATGTCCAACCAACGCTTCGCGGTTTTGCTGGAGACCCTGGGCGTCGATGTGCCTATGAAGATCAGCCCGACCACGGGCAAGAGTACGTTTGCGTTTGCCAAGACCGACGTGGGCATGAAGGCCCTGCTGGAGCACGAGAGCCCCACCGTGCAGGCCCTGGCCGCTGCCCGCCTGGGGGTGAAGAGCACCCTGGAAGAGACCCGCACGCAGCGGTTCATCGACATCGCCAAGCGCGACCCACGGTTCCCCGTGCCGCTGAAGTACGCCTATGCCCGGACCAAGCGCTCGTCGGGTGGTGACGGGATCAACCTGCAGAACCTGCCGTCCCGGGGCAACGTGGGGCTCAAGGAGTGCATCGAGGCACCGCCCGGGTGGGTCATCATCAACTGCGACTCGTCCAACATCGAGGCCCGCATGCTGGCGTGGTGGGCTGGGCAAGACGATCTGGTGCAAGACTTCGCCAACGGTGTGGACGTGTACTGCAAGCTGGCGACGACGATCTTCGGCAGGCAGATTACCAAGGCGGATCAGCAAGAACGTTTTGTAGGTAAGACTGTAGTCCTCGGCTGCGGCTACCAGACCGGGGCAGGGAAGCTGCAGGTAACGCTCAAGGCAGCGAAGCCCTCGGTGGACATGCCTGCGGACGAGTGCGAGCGGATCATCAAGACCTACCGTGACAGCGTGCCAAAGATCGTGGGCCTTTGGAACCAAGGAGAACGTTCCATTCAAGCTATGTACGACAACAACAGTATGTGGTTTGGACGTGAAGGCGTAGTCAGGATAGAAGGTAAGTACGGTGTACGCCTACCCAGCGGGCTGTACATCAGCTATCCGCAACTTCACCGTGTCTTCGACTCTGGGCGCAGTCGTTGGTCCTACAAAGACGACACTGGTCTAGTGGATATCTACGGTGGCAAGCTGGTGGAAAACGTGTGCCAAGCACTTGCCCGGATTATCGTGATGTATCAGATGTTACGGATTGCACGTAAACTACCGACCAAGCTCACCGTTCACGACAGCGTCGTTGCCCTGGCCCGAGAAGAAGAAGTCGAGGCCGCTCGGGGTTACGTCGAGGAGTGCATGCGGTGGGTGCCTGACTGGGCCAAAGGCTGTCCGATCAACTGCGAATCCGGCATAGGCCGGAACTACGGGGAAGCATGAACGAGAACCTCAACGACTACGCTATGCCGCTCATCACCATCGAGCGGCTCACCAAACAGATCCATGACCTGTGCCTTGAGCACCGGTACGCCGAAGCGGGCGACGCAGCCTTGCATCTTGGCGTGGAAGTGCGTATCCTTCAGGGCGTACTTGCCATCATGGAGAACGGGCCTTCGGCCCGTCCGCGCTCGTCATGACATTGCCCGGACCCTGGTCCTACTCGTCCCTCAAGTCCTTCAAGACTTGTCCAAAAAAGTTCTACGAGATCAAGGTAGCGAAGAACTTCAAGGAGCCCGAACACACTGAGGCTACGTTGTACGGAAAGAACTTCCACACAGCGGCAGAGAACTTCATGCGGGATGGTGTCGAGCTACCACCAGAGTTCAGCTTCACGAAGCCACACCTAAGCGCTCTTCGTTCGCTGCCTGGGACGAAGTACTGCGAGTACGAGATGGGGTTGACCAAGGAATTCAATCCCTGCGGATTCAGGGACAGCACGGTGTGGTGCCGGGGTATCGCGGACCTGCTCATCATCAACGAAGAGAAGGGCATCGCCCGGGTGGTGGACTACAAGACCAGCAAGTCCACGAAGTACGCTGACACAGCGCAGCTTGAGTTGATGGCACTGATGATCTTCAAGCACTTCCCGTTCGTCCGTAAGGTGCGGGCGGGGCTGCTGTTCGTCGTTGCCAACAACTTCAAGCCAGCGGACTACGAAGCCGCGCAAGAGAAGCTCTACTGGAGACAGTGGATGGAGGACGTGCGCCGCCTGGAGGTTGCGCACAACCTGGGGGTGTGGAACCCTAGCCCGTCAGGGCTGTGTAAGCGGCACTGCATCGTAACGACCTGCCCCCACAACGGGGCCAACGGAGGTTGACATGCCCTACAAGGACATGAAGGACAGAGACCACAAGAAGGAGTACGCGGACTTCCTCGCCAACGGTGGCAGGGCCAAGCAGTCTGAACGGCAGCGTGCTCGCAGAGCCTGGGACAAAGAGAACGGTAGGGATTCACGCAGGGGCAAGGCCCTCGACCATGTGACTCCTATCAAGGATGGCGGCAAGAGCAAGCCCGGGAACGTGCGGCTCAAGTCGTTCAGCGCGAACAGCGCACGGAATTTCAAAGGCCCAAACTCGGGCAAGTAACCCCGCCCCGGGGATCGGGGCAAACGCTAGCTCAACGGACTTTGTCCCTTGGGCTGGATGTCTTTTTGGAGTGGAGAATGCAACAGAATCATGTAATGGTAGACATCGAGACCTTGGGCGCCCGCCCGGGGGACATCATCCTCAGCATCGGTGCTGTGAAATTCAGCGCTGAGAAAGGTCTGGGGGAAGAGTTCTACGTCACCATCGACCCGGAATCGTGCAAGGCTGCTGGGCTGCGTGCACAGAAGAGCACCCTGGAGTGGTGGGGCAAGCAGTCTGACGAAGCTCGGCGGGCTGCGTTCAAGGGGGAGTTCTCGCTCGAAGTAGCACTCACCAAGTTCACCATGTGGATGCCCCCGCTGGACACGGCTATTGTCTGGGGTAACGGTGCAAACTTCGACAACGCACTGATAACCGCTGCCTACCGTGCTGTCAAGCACGATGTGCCCTGGCACTTCTGGAATGATCGCTGCTACCGGACGATTTCCGCGATGTTCATGAAGACCAGGGTGGGACGTGTGGGTACTGGACACGTCGCGCTGGACGATGCCAAGACGCAAGCTCTGCGGCTGCTGCAGATGGTGGAAGACCACAAGTTCGCGCTCAAGTGACCTATGCAGATCATTGAAAACAAAGCGCTTCTGCTTCGGCTGCGCAACCCCGAGCGGGTTCTAGCCACCATACCGAAGGCGAAAGTTGTCGCCCAAAGCTCTGGGACTTCTGACGTCTTGGTGTGGTGGGGGTTGGACGAAGCGCGGGTGCTGCGCAATCTGGGTGTGAAGAACGTGCCCTCACCCATCCTGGGCCGCTACAAGTGGCCTGGGGTGTTCAAGCCGTTCCAGCACCAGAAGACGACCGCAGCGTTCATGACACTGCACAAGCGGGCGTATTGCTTCAATGACCCGGGCACGGGCAAGACCGCTTCGTTCGCCTGGGCTGCGGACTACCTTCTTGAACGCAAGTTTGTACGAAGGGTACTGGTCATCTGCCCGCTGTCCATCATGGCCCCGGCATGGCAGGCGGACTTGTTCAAGACGCTGATGCACCGCAGGGTGGACGTGGCCTACGGTGACCGCAAGAAGCGGGCCAAGATCATCGCTTCAGACGCTGAGTTTGTGGTGATTAACTTCGACGGTGTGGAGACGGTCCTCAACGAACTCAAAGCCGGGGGGTTTGACCTCATCATCATCGATGAAGCGAACGCGGTGAAGACAGCGACGACCAAGCGCTGGAAGGCCATCAACCAACTCATCACCCCCAATACGTGGCTGTGGATGGCGACCGGTACCCCTGCCTCGCAGGCACCGACCGATGCCTATGGGTTGGCGAAGATGATGGATGACACGTCTGTGCCGAACTACTTCTACGCATTCCGAGACCGGGTGATGCACAAGGTCACGCAGTTCAAATGGAAAGCGAAGTCGAACGCACAGGAGATCGTCAACCAAGTTCTGCAGCCAGCGATCCGGTTCACCAAGGACGATTGCCTGGATCTACCCGAGCTTCTGTACACCACACGGGACGTGCCTCTGACCCCGCAGCAGTCCAAGTACTACAAGCTGCTGAAGGAGCAGTTCATTATGGCGGCAGGGGGCGAGACCGTTACCTCAGTCAACGCTGCTACCAATCTCAACAAGCTACTGCAAGTCTCTTGCGGTGCGGTCTACTCGGACGACGGTAACGCGGTTGAGTTCGACATCACTACCCGGTACAACGTGTTGCTGGAAGCCATCGAAGAGAGCACTCACAAGGTGCTGGTCTTTGTCCCCTTCCGGCACACCATCAAGGTACTGCACGAGAAGCTCAAGAAGGATGAGTACACCGTTGAAGTGATCGATGGCAGCGTGCCCGTGGGGCAGCGCAACAAGATCTTCGCTGACTTCCAGACCCAGCCCGAGCCGCGAGTGCTCCTCATCCAGCCTGCGGCAGCTTCGCACGGGGTCACCCTGCACGCAGCCAACACCGTGGTCTGGTGGGGGCCTGTGACGTCGAACGAGACCTACCATCAGGCCAATGCCCGGGTGCACCGCTCGGGGCAGAAGAACCCCTGCCTCGTTGTGCGGCTGTGCAGCACCCAGGTGGAACGCAAGCTCTATGACGCGCTGGACTTGAAGACCGAGGACATGAGCACCCTGCTCGACCTCTACCGCCAGGAGGTGCTTGACACATCCAAAGTTGCCACGTAAACTCTTAACCCTCAACCCTAGGAGATCCCATGGAGCCCAGTATCGAGGCACCCCAAGTGCCCACTGAAAAACTCGTCAAGGCGTACATCAAGATGCGCGACGCGCGTTCCGCCCTGACCCAAGAGTACGAGGCCAAGGACAAGGCCATCAAGGACCAGATGGAAATCATCGAGCACACGCTGCTCGATGTCTGTAAGCGTGCTGGTGGCGATAGCATCAAGACCAGCGCAGGCACCATCATCCGTGGTGTCAGGACTTCTTATTGGACTTCCGACTGGGAGTCCATGCACAACTTCGTTAAGGAGAACCAAGCACTCGATCTACTTGAGAGGCGCGTTGCGCAGAAAGCTATGGGGGAGTTCCTCAAAGCAAATCCAGACAAGATGCCCAAGGGCATGAATGTCGAAACCAAGTACACGGTTACTGTAAGGAGAGCCTGAATGTCTGAAATGACTCTTTTCCAGAACGGCAGTCAACTGCCTGCACACCTGAAGCGTGGTGAACTCAGCGACCTGACCCGGTCGCTCATGGGCACCAGCAGCAAGCGCATCAGCTTGGAAGGCGGTGTCTTCCGCCTCATCGTCGGCGGGCAAGAGGTTGCCAAGAACGAGAACCGCTCGATGAACATCGTGGTGGTTCGTGCTGCCAGTGCGAACTCCCGTGGCTTCTACGCGGAGAAGTACGTCAAGGGTACGAAGTCGCGCCCTGTGTGCTGGTCCGATGATAGTAAGGTTCCGCACCCCAGTGCGAAGGCACCCCAGGCCAGCAGTTGCGACAAGTGCCCGCAGAACATCAAGGGTTCTGGGGACCGTCCTGATTCGCGTGCCTGCCGCTTCCAACGCCGTCTGGCTGTGCTTCTGGAGAACGATCTGGAAGGTGACATCTACGCGATGGTCATCCCCGCTGCGTCGATCTTCAGCCAAGGCGAGGGTCGCAAGATGGGCCTGCAGCAGTACGCTCGTTTCCTGGGCGGTCACGGCATCGAGGTCAATGCGGTGGTCACCGAGCTTCGGTTCGACACCGAGGCTGAGGGTGTCAAGGTGACGTTCAATGCGGTGCGTCCCCTCGAAGTGGACGAGTACAACTCCATCGTCGCCCGCAAGGACGAGCCCGCTGCCATCGACGCTGTGACGATGACCGTGGGTGAGATGGACGGTGCACCTGAGGACGGCACGGCTGTGCCTGCGCCTGAGCCCGCTCCGGCCCCCATGCCGGTGTTCTCCGCTGCGCCCACCCCTGTGGCTCCTGCGCCCGCTCCGAAGCCCGCTCCTGCACCCAAGCCTGCGGCAAGCGGATTCAAGGTCACCAAGTCCGCCCCGGCCCCTGCGCCGGTCGAAGAGCCCGCTGTGCGTGAAGCCAAGGCACCGGCCCCTGCGGTGCCCGATGTCAGCAACATCCTGTCGCAGTGGGGCGACGACGCTGACGACTGATTGAACGGGGCGGCGACAAGCGCGTGAGCGGGGGCTCCTTCCAAAGGTCTCCTACCCCCGCAATAGTCCCGGGTTGCGCCGGGACCGCCCCACCTACCACCATGCCCTACACCGCAAAAATCATTCGGCTCAACGCCGATGCAGACCCAAGCCTGCTTGGCGTCCAACTGGGGCGGCTCTGCATATACCGGCAGGTTCCGGTGGCTGACGTTGCCCACGCCTTGGACGTGACCAAGGTGGCGGTCTACCGCTGGTTCTCGGGTAAGCGAGATGTGTCGAAGCACTTGCGTGAGCGCGTGCTGGCGTACTATCGTTCCACCCTGCCCCCGGCGTGACCCTCCCCCAGCCAGCTTCCCCGGTGCTCGTCGCACCTGGGCTACTTCCGTGCCCCCATGGCTTTCACAGACTTCTTCAGAAGCATCCTCCCACAAGGCACGCGTTATGTACTACGGCTAATCCACAAACCCACGGACAAGCGTCGCAATGTCTTCTCGTCATCATTCGAGGAGATGGCGGAACAAGCGGAGCAGCTTGTTCATAGTGGACTCGACCTCTACTACGCAACAGCAGGGTTTGGAGCGCAGAAAAAAGCGAACGCAGAGAACGCCGTAGCGAAGCGCGAACTGTACATAGACATAGACTGCGGAGAGAAAAAACCATACAAAGACAAAGCAGAAGGGCTAGGAGCCCTGCGTACATTCTGCACTTCCGTTGGATTGCCAAGACCCACGCTCATCGACTCGGGTAACGGTATCCATGCACACTGGATCTTCAACGACAGCGTCGCACTGCATGAATGGCATGCGGTAGCTGAGGCTCTGAAGCATAGGTGTGTCGCTGAGAACTTCAAGGTTGACGGTGCCTGCACTGCGGATTATGTCCGGGTACTGCGTATTCCGGGCACGGTCAACACCAAGAACGGTGCTACCGTCGCGCTGCTCACGCCGATCAAG